TTTGATACTTGAACAGTTTGTCCTACGCACTGGTAATGAACAAAACATCTACATAGTACAGACCAATAGAAAATATTGTTGGAGACAAGCATGGGTTACCAATATCCTATGGTTCTTTGTTAATGTAGCACTATACATTATGGCAAGAAACTTGCAAACACCCTCAGACACTTTCTGGAACGGAATGTAATGGTAATCAAAGTAGACAAAAGCGAAGAGTTTATAAAAAGTGGAAAGAAGTTGATCTCTGAGTACCCTGCTCAGAAGAAAACTCCTACGGAAAGACTACACGATGACATAAGAGAATGGACCTCGAAGGAGACTTCCTAGAATTAGAACATCTTATCCTAAAACAACGTGTCTGTAAGACATGTAAGGTAGAGAAAGACCTATTGACAGACTTCTATAAGACTAGAAAAGACAGAGGTGCTATGCCCTCTGCTTTTTCGTATGAATGTAAAGCATGTACAAAGATAAGAATTAAGAAAAGTCGCAAAAACCCTAATATAACTACTTGGTCATACCCCGATTGGTGATGTTCACGTCTTGTTTCCCCATTGGAAACATACGTTTTTCTAAATATTAGTAGCATCAAGTTGAAATTTAATCCGAGGAGTATACCCAGATGGCATCCACACAAATTTCCCCAGGTGTTGTCGTCCTAGAAAGGGATCTGACTAATACAGTAAATGCTACTGTTGATAACGTAGCAGCGATAGTCGGTACTTTCCAAAAGGGACCAGTAGATGAGGTAAGAGTAATCTCATCCGAGAGACAACTGGTTGAAGAGTTTGGTAAACCAAACGACAGTAATTACGAATATTGGTTCTCTGCTGCACAATTCATGTTGTACGGTGGATCAGTTAAAGTAGTTCGTGCAACAAGCACATCACTAAAAAATAGTATTGATACAACCACAGTTGTAGACACTACATTCTCAGCAACAGACACTACACTTACAGTTACTGAGGCAACAGACTTTGACACAGGAGATCTTTTAAAGATCGACTCTGAAATTCTTTCAATCACAGGAATCTCTGGATTGGACATCTCTGTGTCTCGTGGACAACTTAATACATCTGCGGTATCACACGCTGCATCTTCTCAGATCATGTTGATCGAGGCAGCAGGAACTACCACAACTATTAACGAAGGTGGTACATTTAGTTCCTCTGACACAACTCTAACTGTTACTAACGCAAGTACACTTGGTGTACAGGTCAACAGTTACATTAGGATCACTGATGAAATCATGCAAGTTACTGGTATTTCTACCAACGACTTGACTGTTACTCGTGCTCAACTTGGAACTGCTGCTTCTTCTCATACTGACGGTGTTACTGTAACTCTTCTAACTGTTACTACTAACAAGACTACAATCAATGAGACAACCACTACTGGTGTTACTCCTCCATTGATTAAGAACTTTGACGAGTATGAGTCAACAATCGAGACTGCTTCTAATAACTGGAAGTGGGCAGGAAGAAGTCCTGGATCTTACGGTAACAGCGTTCGTGTTGTAATGACAGACGCAGGACCAGACCAGATTCTTTACCTTGCAACTCCAACATCAGGTAACCCTGAGCATAAGTTTGAGGTTGGTAAGAAGGTAAACATTTCTGCAACAAGTTCTTACTCACAAGTTTATAGTTACGTTCTAGAAATCACCTTAGAGCAGGGTGCATCACTTGTCGGAGAATTCGACGGTGGTAACTTCTACACTGCTGTATCAGGTAACGTAACTGGATCAGTAACATCTTACGATGTTGCTTCAAGGAAAATCGAAATCACAGTTGACGGAACATCATCTGACTACCTAGAAGTTGGTGACACAATCACTGAACTTTCAAATAGTGGTGGATCACCTGGTGCTGCTACTGGTGACAGCGGAAAGATCGCTGCAATCAGTCGTAGACTTTCAGTTGTAATGGACAAAGGAGCAACTAACTTTATTGCTAACCAAGTAATTAAAGAAGGTTCTACATACGCTGCTGACGGTGTAACAAACGCAGGACGCGACGTAAACATTGTTTCTCTTGCATCTGAGTACGCAACTCGTGTATACGGAAAGAACGCTAAGTGGTCATCTATTGCAGACAGACCTGGCACATCTGAGTACGCTGCTGACAGAAACGGATTCCGTGACCTATTCCACATCCTCGTTCTAGATGGAGACGGTGGAATTACTGGTGTACCAGGAACAGTTCTTGAAAAGTTCCTTAACGTGTCTAAGGCATCTGATGCTAAGTCACCACAGGGAATGAACATCTACTATAAAGATGTAATTAAAACTTCTTCTCAGTATATCTGGTGGGGATCTCACGAACTAACTCTTGTACAGGATATTGATAGCACCGCTACTGGTGATATCGGAACAACTGCAACAGACAGACAGTTTGACCTCTTTAAGAGCACAACTGCTATCTCAGACATTGACGATCCTACTGGTACAAGTGCTGCTGCAAAACCTGTACCTTACACTAAGGGAACATCAACTATCAAATACTCCTTGAAGGGTGGTGTTGATGGATACTCAGCAGAGCGTGACAAGTTGTTTGACTCATACGATCTATTCTCTGACCCAGAGACAGAAGAGATCGATTACATCCTTTCGGGACCAGGCATGAGTAATGCATCTGACTCTCTCGCAAAGGCACAGAAACTAATTGACCTTGCAAACATCCGTAAGGACTGCATCGCATTTATTTCACCTCCTAAGTATGACGTCATCGGTGTACCAAACACTAACACTATTGTAGAGAACACAATCAACTTCTTTGATCAACTCTCTTCAACTTCATACGCTGTATTTGATAACAACTACAAGTACATCTATGACAAGTATAACGATAAGTATCGTTATCTCCCATGTAACGCTGACGTTGCTGGTCTTACACTAAGCACTGCACTTAACTCAGAACCATGGTTCTCCCCTGCTGGATTCAACAGAGGACAACTACTCAATGCTGTTAAGTTGGCATACTCACCATTAAAAGATCATAGGGATCGTTTATATGGTTCACGCATCAACCCAATCGTATCTTTCCCTGGTGAAGGAAACATACTTTATGGAGATAAGACTGCACTCGCTAACGCATCTGCCTTCGACAGAATCAACGTTAGACGTTTGTTCCTAGTAATCGAGAGGGCAATCTCGGTATCTGCTAAGTCTCAACTCTTTGAAATCAACGACGAGTTTACTCGTAGGGGATTCAAAAATCTAGTTGATCCTTACCTACGCGGAGTACAATCTGCTCGCGGTATCGTAGATTACTTGATTGTTTGCGACGCAAGCAACAACCCACCAGAAGCACAGGACCGTGGTGAGTTCTTTGCTGAAATCTTTGTTAAACCAACAAGGTCGATTAACTTCATCACACTTACATTTACTGCAACCAGAACAGGTGCAACCTTCTCTGAGATTACACAGTAACATTCACCACACACATAGGTAAACAATCATGGCAGACTATTCAGTAGTTAAGAATATTATGGACTTTCGTAAGAAAGTCCGAGAGGTTGCTCGCCCCAATCAATTCCAAGTTGAACTAGCATTCCCTTCTACTATCGCTAACCGTACAGCGATGGCAGAACAATCAACGTTCCTTGTTAAAGGTGCAAACTTGCCCGCATCTACTGTTGGAACTATCGAAGTTCCATACAGGGGTCGTGTATTGAAGATTGCAGGAGACAGGACATTTGAACCATGGACTGTTACTGTTATCAACGATGAAACTTTCCAACTTAGAACTGCTTTTGAACAGTGGCAACAGAACATCCAAATGCTTGGTGAGAACCGTGCAGTATACGGAACTGTTGACCAGTATCAGGTAGAAGCAACAGTACGTCAGTTATCTAGAACTGGAACTAACAGCAAGTCATATAGGTTCTACGGAATCTATCCAGTGAACATTGCTGCTATTGACCTAGCATGGGATAGCAACGACACCGCTGAGGAATACACAGTTGAATTTGCAGTCCAGTACTGGGAACCAACCACTAACATTGTTGGAAAACTAGACAAGGGAGACGATCCTGATTCTGATAACTTCAACGCGAAAAACACAGACAAGAACGGAGTTCCAGTCGAGTAGTTTGAAACGTGTCTAAATAATAAAGTAAAAAGTAGACAATACGTTAGATGTCAAACTTATTTGGTTATTCTCTTGATCGCAAGAAGAAGGGGCAGGCGACTACCCCTTCTTTCGTGCGTAAAGAATCCGACGATGCAGCGCAACCTATTGTTGCGGGTGGATACTTCGGGCAATATGTGGAAATGGGTGACGCTGCTAATAAAGCAAGCGAAGCAGATCTCATTGGTCGTTACAGAGAAATGTCTCTACACCCAGAGGCAGACGCAGCGATTAATGATGTTGTTAACGAAGCGATTGCAGGAGATCTTAATGATCATCCAGTAGATATCGATCTTCAAAACCTTACTGGTTCAAGTAATTTAAAAAATAGAATCAAGGAAGAGTTTGATAATGTCCTTGTTCTTCTAGATTTTGATCGTAAAGCATACGATATTTTCAGACGTTGGTATATTGATGGTAGGTTATTCTACCATAAGATGATTGATACTAAGAATCCTAAGAATGGTATTACGGAACTTAGGTATATCGATCCTAGAAAGATTAAGAAAGTAGTAGAGTTTGATAAACCAAAAGATAGATTGCAACCCATAGATCCACAGACCGCTTCTATTGTTCCGCGTTCTGTTGAGTATTACATTTACTCACCCAAGGGTTTAAAGGGATACGAGAACAATGGAATCAAGATTGCACCTGATGCAATTACATATTGTCACTCAGGTCAGTTAGATATGCAGCGCAACTATGTGCTGTCACATCTACATAAAGCAATCAAGGCACTCAATCAACTTAGGATGATTGAGGATAGTCTGGTTATATATAGATTGTCTCGCGCTCCTGAGCGTAGGATTTTCTATATTGATGTTGGTAATCTTCCTAAGCAAAAAGCAGAACAATACCTCCGCGAGGTAATGTCCCGCTATCGTAACAAACTTGTTTACAATGCTGACACAGGAGAAATAAGAGATGACAAGAAATTCATGTCAATGCTCGAAGACTTCTGGTTACCAAGAAGGGAAGGGGGAAGAGGCACGGAAAT